AGAGTACAAAAACTATTAATACTGTTAGTGCCAATAGAACTGCTGCTTTTGAATCACCAATCAACCTATTAAGCACATCAGATTTTTCTAATGCCAATGGACAAATACCAGATAAAATAGAAATAAAATTTGAAGTTCAGGGAGCTGTTCCAGGCGGTGAAAGCGAAAGTCCAGGCAGCTTAACTATGGATGTATTTGATTTTTATTTAGACATCAAAACAAAAATTACCGATGATGAAGAGTTAGCTAACTCTAATGCAGTCAGGGCTGTAAAACAACTATATACAGGTACTGATGGGTTTGACCAATCTTGGAACGCAGGTAATATTGTAAGTAATATAGCTCAAATGCACAGAGATTTAATTTATAGATTCGCTGGTATCACAGCTGAGCCAGAAAACTATTCTACTTTAAATAGTGCCAGAAGCAGTTGGGATGTATTTTATTATTTAAATGAATCTGATAATCTTTTAAGTGTTATAGATCAATGTCAAAAAGAGGGGGGATTTGTCTTTAGATTTAAAGCAAGTGATGGAAGTCCTCAATATATTTATATTAAAAATACAGAATCAACAGATCATACGCTTACAAAAGATGATATAAAAGGTACAAAAGTTTCTATTACAGAGTTTGATGGTCTTACAACAAAAAGAATTATAAAGTATGATAGAAATCCAATAAATGATGAGCTGTTATTTGAAGATACTTTTACAGATACAACTAATAATCCTAGAACAAATTATAATGTGCAAAGTGATGAAAATGTTATTACTGAAGAGCTTGAAATGTTAGTAGGTGGTATTGGCTCTGCCAATGGCAATATGGGTGGGGGTAATAAGAATGATGGCTATGCAAATTATTATAATGCAATACAAGGTGTACCAAAAATTTTAATAGAAACAGATATTGTCAATCCATCTTTCTATATAATAGAGGTGGGGGATATAGTTGCAATGAATCATAGCAATCAAATAGCAGCACCTTTTGGTGAATCATTTAATGGTAAACAATTTTTTGTTACATCAATTACAAGAAGTATTGGTAATATGAAAATTAAAATGAGGGAAATATAATGGCAGTTACAGCAGCAGGATTTAAAAAATCATCTACAACTTATACGCCATCTACCAATGTTGATATTAATATTGGATATGGTAGAAATTATGATATAGTAGTAAATAAATCTTATAGCGGTAAAAAATACACAGTAAAGAAACACGATTTAAGAAAGTCATGGGACTTAAAATATAGCTATCTAACAGAAGCTGACAGAACAAAACTACAAAATTTACATGATGCAGTTGATGGTACATTTGATACTTTTTTATTTAGTGAAGACAATGACTTTTCTGGAACTTTAGGTACAGATCATTTTACAGTAAGATTTGCTAAAGATGATTTAAAATTTCAGCAAATTGCATCAGGTGCATATTCTGTGTCTTTTACCATAGAAGAAGAATTATAAGGGGGTGTTAATATGTGGAGTATCTTTAAAGATAAGAACGAGTACAATGAAAAATCTATTATTGGATTTATTTCATTTGCACTAATGTGTGTTTTTGGAATAGTTGATCTAGTAATGGGCATCATAGGAATAGAACTATTAGTCAATGACTATATCTACAATTCTTTTGTTTGGGTAACATTAGGATCGTTTGGTATAGCAGGGGCAGAAAAAGTATATAAAAAATGAGAAAAACTTTATTCAAAGACAGAAGTAGAAAAACAAATGGCAAGAAAAAAACAAGACAAGGCCAAAGTGTAAATACTAAGTTTGGGAATAAAGCTTCAAAAAAATACTATAAGAAAAAATATCGAGGACAAGGCAGATAATTTCATTTTTTTATCTGCCTTTTTAAAAAAACTCTTTGACTTCCAAAAGAATGTAATTAAACTACTTACATGAAATTCAATAAAATTATCAATATACTTGAGCAAGAAGAAAGAAGCAAAGCGTGGTTAGCAAGAAAAATTAAAGTAAGTCCATCGCTATTAGTGTTAATGCTTCAAGGAAAGAGAACATTTCAAGAAACTTATAAAAATAAAATTTGCCAAGTATTTAACATGGATTATAAAGAATTATTTTAGGCGGGGGGTTTTTTACGAGTCCTTTCCATTGTTGTTTTTCCCTCGCCAAATTTTAGAATTATGAGAAAAGTAATATTAAAAGAAGAACAATCAACATTTTTAATTGACTTCATCAAAGAATCAATAGACAATTTTAAATATGAAGAACAATTAGCACAACCTAAAAAATTTATCTTGTTAGTACAATTACACGATATACTGACAGGTAATTACACGCCCAAAGAAAATAAAATGCCTGATGAGAGTCTGAGGGGCAATGACTCATGTATAACAGGCACATGTGATTAGGAGTTAAATATGATAGATCAATTAAAACTACAAAATGGTCAAGTGGTTACAGCAATATTCAATGGATTAGAATCCGAGGGTGTTGGTAATTATGGACCATGGTTTAAATATGCATTAAATGTTAATGGACAGGAAATGATTTTTTTTGCTAATGAAAAGCAACAAACAGTCTTTTCTAATCTAAAAAATGGAGAGTCATTTTCATTTGGTAAAATTGAAAAAAAAGGTAAAATGGGAACTTACCATAAAGTAGAAAGAGTGGAATCTAATGGAACATCTACCTCTTCTCAAGCTACTCAACCTACCACCACAACTACTACAACTACTACTTCAACAGGTAGAACATTCTCGCAAAGAGAAGCATCTATCGTTGCGGGGGTAGCTGTTAAAGTTGCTGGTTGGTCTATTAGTCCATCTACTTTTTCTGAAGAAGAACTTTTAAGCAGATCAAAAGCTGTATTAAATGTTTTAGGTAAGCTGGAAACAGACCTATTAAACCGAGAAATCGATGAGATATTCGGCGCGGACAATGACGAGTAAGTCTAAACGCAAAGGAAATCAATTCGAGTATGAATCTGTAAGGGCATTGGAAGATGTCTTTTCAGAGTTCAACCCTAATGCTGAAAGAGCGTTCATGTCAGATGGACGCTCTATTGGCGAAGCAGCAGATTGCGACTTACGCATGTCTTTTAGAAATGAGAAATTTATTGTACAATGCAAAAGACGCAGAGATTTACCGAAATGGTTTCTTCAAACAAATTCTGATATATTAATGACTAGGCGTGATAGAGGGCAAAGATATTATTGTTTTACTGAAAAAGGCCTAAAAAAATTAATTACATTTATACAAAATAACCACATAAGCTTAGACTAATGGCAAACGATTTAGAGCAATTACAATTAGAAATACAAAAAACATGTGATACATTTAAATCTATTACAGATGAGATGTACACTATTTTTATTAAAAAGCAGTCAATGTATGGGCTTACTAATGTTTCTTTAAGTGGGGACATGGAAAAATATGAAGACAGAAAAATGGCTTTACTTGGCTTATGGTTTAGAATGAATGATAAAATACAACGCATTCAAAACATTCTTAAAAAAGATTTTCAAGATGATGATATTAAATTTGAATCATTAGAAGATTCATATATGGATCTAGCAAACTACGCTATTATATCTTTATTAGTTAAAAAGGAAGTATGGGGTAAATGAGCTGGACTACTGAACGCGAGATAGATAGAGTAAAAAGAGCATCTGGCGTTTATGTAATGTACACAGGTAAAAAAGATTTAAAATATATTGGATATTCTAAAGATATATTTGATAGATTATTAAAACACGAGCAGTCCTGGCGATATGTAAAAGTAAAATATTTACCAGTAGGCAAAGCAAAAGATTTAGAATATAAGCTGATTAAGAAGCTAAAACCTGAAGCAAATGTAAGGCACAAATCAAAAGCATTATCAGCTAAACACAGAATTAGATTAAGGCCTGAAACTTATCACACATTAACCTGTGCAAGTCAATACAGCAAAGTAAGAGTAGCTGATCTAATTGAAGCTCTTGTTAGTTCAAGTAAAGAGCCATTGATTGTTAAGTCCAGGAAAATTTCAAAGTTAATGATAGAGGAGTTATATGAAAACTAAAGCACATACAGTATATAAAACATCAGATGGGGTAAGAGTAAAAAGCGTTACTACCATTATTGGTAATCAACTAGGATGGAATAAGAATGTCCTAGTAAATTGGGCAAAGAGCCAGGCAATGAAAGGTGAGGATGCTACTAAGGTAATGAATGAAGCAGCCGAGATTGGAACGCTAGCTCACTTACTTTGTGAAAATTATATTAAAGGACTTGATACCGAACTAGATGATTATTCTAAAAATCAGATTAAAGCAGCTGAGTTAGCTTTTATTGCTTTTAAAGATTGGGATAAACAAGTCAAACCTGAATATGTAGAGTCTGAAATTAAATTAATTGATGATGACTTATGCGTTGGGGGGACTTGTGATTTAATATTAAAAGTTGATGACAAGTTATATATTGGTGATTTAAAAACTTCAAAAGGGGTGTACTCTGAGTTTATTGTGCAGCTAGCAGCATACAGATATATGTATGAAAAGCAAACTGGACAAAAGCTGCAGGGGGGTAAGCTTCTAAGAATAGATAAAAATGGTAATGGATTTGAAGAACACAATATTACTCTAGAAAGATTAGACTGGGGTTGGCAGGTATTTGAAAGATTGTTAGAGCTAGCTGAATTGCAAAAGAAGCAATATGGCTAAGCGAGATCCTAAATTTTATAAAGATTTAGCATTTAGGTCAGAGCTTCAAAATTGGCGCACACCAGATTGGCTGTTTGAAACTTTAAATACATATTTCAAATTTGACTGTGATGTGTGTGCTAATGATAGCAACTATTTATGTGAAAATTATTATACATCTGAAAATAGCTGCTTTGATAATCCCTGGGGTAAAATAAACTATATGAATCCGCCTTACAGTAGAGGAATGAATAAGTTTATTGAAAGAGCATATTTACAATGGAAAGACCATAATAGAATGACAGTAGCATTACTTCCAAGCAGAACTGACACTAAATGGTTTCATGATTATATTTATGGTAAAGCTCACATATTTTTTATACGCGGCAGATTAAG